ATCGACGCATCAGGCAACCTCGGTTTGGGGGTTACGCCGAGTGCTTGGGTTAGTTCATGGAAGGTCTTAGAACAATCTGGCGTTTCTCTTGCGTCAAGCAGCACTATTGGCATAGTTGGTCAAAACTGGTGGATCAATAGCAGCGGTACTGACATTTACCGAACAACAGCAGCAGCTTCAATTTACAAGCAAACTGCTGGTCAACATCAATGGCTTAACGCCCCCTCCGGCACGGCAGGCAATGCGATCACCTTCACGCAGGCTATGACGCTGGATGCGAGCGGGAACCTGCTGGTTGGGACGACGAGTGGCTCTGCTGGCGGCGAAAGGCTGAATGTCACGGGCGATGTTAGCAACCATTTGATGCGTATGGTGAATTCCAACGCCAGCCCCTATGGCCCCGACATTTTTTATAGCGTTGGAGTTCCCAATAATACGACGAATGAGTTTATCCAGTGCAGAGACACCGGAACCGGGCCCGGCACAATCCGCATGACTGTTCGCTCTAACGGCGGTATTGCCAACTACAGCGGCAACAACGTCAACCTGTCTGACAGCCGTGAGAAAGCCAACTTCTCTCCCGCTGGCGAGTACCTGTCAAAGATTTGCGCCATCCCTGTGCAGACCTTCAACTACATTGACCAGAACATGGACGAAGACCCCGGCCTTACGCTGGGTGTAGTAGCGCAGGACGTGCAGGCTGTTGCCCCTGAACTGGTGATGGAGAGCAACTGGGGAACAAAAGACGACCCCAAGATGCGCCTGTCGATCTACCAGACGGACTTGCAGTATGCGCTGATGAAAGCCGTTCAGGAACTCAAAGCCGAGGTTGATAGCCTCCGCGCACAACTTAACCCCTAACCCCGAAAGGAGGATCACGATGGCCGAGAAAAAACCAAACGTCATCACGATCAACGGAACGGAATATAGCGAAGACCAACTGACGGACGAGCAGAAGATGCTTATCAATCACGTTGCTGATCTGGACCGCAAGATTGGTTCGACACGGTTCAACCTTGACCAGCTTCAGGTTGGCCGTGATGCCTTCGTCAACATGCTCACCGCCTCGCTGGCACAAGGAGAAACCGAATGACCGCGACTATTACTTGGAAGATTTCCCAACTCGACCGCAATGCCGCTGACGGTGGTGTGACCACGGCGCATTGGAACGTGACTGCCGTTGACGGGGACTACAGCGCCTCCGCATACAGCACCGCAGGCTTCACCCCTGACGCCACCGCAGCGGGCTTTGTGCCTTATGCCAGCCTCACCGAGGCCGACGTTCTGGCATGGGTCTGGGGTTCTGTGGACAAGGACGCCGCAGAGGCCAGCCTGTTGCAGCAGATCGAAGCCCAGAAGGCACCTGTCACCCTGACCGGGACGCCGTGGTAAAATGACGACCGAGATGCTTTGGAGCCTCGGTCTAAGCGCAGCACTCGGCCTCATTGGCTGGGTGCTGAAAAACCACGTCGAAGAGGTCAAGCGGCTGCAAATCCTGCTGAACCGCACTCGGGAAGAAGTAGCCCGTGACTACGTTACGCGGGCCGACATGCACACCGACATGAACCGGGTCATCTCTCGGCTGGACAACCTCGACAAGAAGATCGACGAACTGATGCGGAGCCTTAGCAGATGAGACTAGCACTCGTCCTCTTGGTCGCTGGCTGCGGCCCTGTTACTGTATCGTCCGTGGCCTACACGACGGCCTGCCCGAAAGGTGACCGCCAGTGCGAGATCAGACAGAACGCGGAAACGCTTTATTACATGGCAATGCCAGACGCGGCCAACGAGCTGCTTTGCTCCGGCGACACGCGGGACGTTATGGGTGCGCTCTGCTCTGTCTACTGACAGCCACTGCCAACGCCCAAGTCACGGGCGACCTGAACACCAACTCCGGCAACACCAACTCCACCATCGACAGCGGCAATATCTCGACCAGCGAGACGCGGAATTACAATGGTGCTGGCTCATCTCCGTTCTCTACGCCCGTGCCGACAGCCGCAGCGCCGACAGTCATGGGCGGCGGCGGCAACGATAGCTGCCTGATCCCGAAGCAGCAGGCTTTCCAGATCAGCATCTTTGGCCGTGCCGAGGGCAGCATGGAGCAAGATGAGGAGTGCAACCGCCGCAAGGATGCCCGCCTGCTCGGCACACCGCAGGAAGCTGGCGGGCTGGGCCTGCAAGTCAGCGGTATTTCGGTCATGTGCGACAACGCCCAAATCTACAAAGCTATGGCGCTGGCATCGACGCCCTGCCCGATCTACAGCATCGAAACAGGCAAGCTTCTGGTGGGCCGCGAGGGCTATCTGGCTATGCGTGACAACCCGCATACCTATGTGGTAGGATACGCCCAAGATCGGTCCTTCTGGGACACCTTCCTGATGATCGGAGAGGAACTGCCCGATGTCGTACCTCAAGAGAACAGTGGCCCTACTCTGTCTGAGCGCTTCCGCCGCTCACGCCGATCCGACGATGACGGCGCTGGAGGGGTCAGCGCAGACAATCCTTGACCAGCTTGCAGCCTCGCAAGACCTGACGGTCGGCGCGGTTTACAGTGCTGGTCAGGGCGACATCCTCGCGCCGGGTGTGATGCAGGACGCTTCGATCACAGAAGCGATGCGGCTCGACTACAACTCCGACATTCAGGGGGTGATCGACGCGACGTACTATAACGCCGAGCTTCTGTTTCAGGATCAACACACCGCAGCAATGGCAAATCTCGATTCGGCTGTCGATCAACTCGTTGCCGCAACTGCGGTTCTGATGGAGGTGCAAGCGGTTGCGAACATGGCCGCCAACGCAGACACCGTGCAGGAGCAGATGGCCTTCCAAACGATCCTGACCAACAACGACATGACCATCAGTGCCGCCGATGTGAGCAACTACAACAACGCTCTCGGCGCTGTGCAGACCTACGCCCGCGATGCTGGTGCCTTCTTGGCCGCATCTCGCAATGCGACTATGACCGGGACTGTGGATGCCTACGCGGCCAACAGCGGCACCAGCCTCTACGGCGCGACGGTGGCCTATTCGCCGACGTTTGACATCATGAACATCAGCGCAGCCAACGTCTTCGGCATCGGCCTGCAAGGGCTGCTCGGTGCTGACACTGTGACGCTGGCTGATGTGTACGCTGCGGGCTACGGTTCGTGAGCGAGGAGGCTGAAACCACTGGCCTGCGGATCGCGGGCTTTGACGTAAAGGGCTGGTGGTTCGCCGCCGCCCTGCCCGTCCTGTCTGGTATCAGCGGCACGATTTACTATGGCTACGATGTTGTGAACAGGTTCTGGGGCGTGGAGGAAAGCGTTGCCGAAGTTCTGGATGTGGTCAGCCGGGTGCAAACCCTTGAGCAAGCGATCCAAGACAACGATGTGCGCGGCCTTGCACCGAAGCTGTCGGCAATCAGCACGCAGATGGCGAGCATCCTTGAGCAACAGAAAGAGTTGATGGACCTGCGGTCGAAGGTGGAGAAGGCCGAGGGCGTCACCAGCGGCATCGACGGCAAGCTGCAATCGTACGATGCAGAGATCGAAGACCTGTGGAAAGCAATGGATGACCTGATAAGGAACCCGATGCAATGATGAAGATGGAAGCATTGATCTGGCTGGCGTTTTTGGCTGCCGTCGCCGCGATCTTCTGGGTTAGTGGTGACGGCTTCTACCGATACCCCTGCCAAGACCCCGAGAACTGGGCTGCGCTTGAATGTACGCCGCCGATCTGCCTTCGCACTGGCATGTGCGCCACTGACCTGACAGGAGCCTCGCAATGAGCAAGAACGACCCAGAAATGATGGAAGCCAAGCTGCGGTACTTCATCGGCTGCGCTTTGGTGGTGATTTTGGCAGGCACCATCTTCACCATCCTCTACAGCCTTGTCTTCGTGACCCAGCCTCTCGGCGAGTCGAGCGAGAACGACCGCAAGTTCTTCGAGCTGCTGACGCCCATCGCCAGCTTCATCGTCGGCGCTCTCGGCGGCGTGATGGCGGCGGGCAACAACCGCAACAAGGGTGGCAACGATGAGCCGCCGACACAGGAGTACACCGAATGATCGGACGCATGGTTGGAATGCTCATTGGCCGGAAGGCTAAGGAGAAGGTGGTCGATGCCGTGCTGGACAAGGTGAACCTGCCTGACCCGGTCGAGAACGCAATCAAGATTGCAGCCACTGGCAACGTCGGCGATCTGCTCGGCGGCATGGGCAAAGACATGGCGCAGGAAGCTGTGCTTGGTGCGGTCACTAAAAAGGTGCCGATCAAGAGACCGAAGAAATGAAGTGGCTGGCCCTGCTTCTGCTGACGGCTGCGCCTGCTCATGCTTATGAGATCACCCGCATCATTGACGGCGACACGGTGGAGATCGCGGTAGACTTCCTACCGAAGCCCCTGCCGCCCAAGCTGTCGATCCGCGTGATTGGTATCGATACCCCAGAGAAAGCACCTCGCGCTCAATGCGATGCCGAGGCCGCTTTGGCCAAGAAGGCCAGCGCCTTCACCAAGAACGCTGTGGCCAATGCCCTAGAGGTCGAGGTCAAAATCCTCAAGTGGGACAAGTACGGTGGCAGGGTGTTGGGCGAGGTCTACCTAGACCACCAGAGCCTCGCTGAGAGTTTGATATCCGCAGGCTTGGCGCGGCCCTACAAGGGTGACGCCAAGCAATCATGGTGTGAATAGGAGAATGTGAATGAGCCTCATTACCGAAGCCCAACTGGCTGTGATGATCCCGACGAATAAAGAAGTCGGCGAATGGTGCGCTGCCCTCAACGAGATGCTGCCCAAGTACGGCATCACCACCGACAAGCGGATCGCGGGCTTCATCGCCCAGTGCGCCCATGAGAGCATGGACTTCCGCGTCTTGCAGGAGAACCTCAACTACAAGGAGGCCACCCTCCTGAAGGTGTTTCCCCGCTACTTCGGCCCCGGCAAGGAGAACGCCGCAGAGTATGCTGGCAAGCCTGAGAAGATCGCCAATTATGTGTACATGGACAAGAACCGCTCCAAGGGCGGCGCTCTTGGCAATGTGAAGGAAGGCGACGGGTGGCTTTTTTCTGGAAAAGGTCTGAAGCAGGTTACTGGCCGTGCAAATACGACGGCTTTTGGCAAGACCGTGGGCATGACCGCCGAGGAAGCCGCTGCCTACCTACTGACCAAGAAGGGCGCACTTGAAAGCGCACTGTGGTTCTGGGGCAGCCGCAACCTCAATGAGGTCGCAGACACGGGCGACCAAGTGAGGCTCACGAAGATCATCAACGGGGGTGACATCGGCTTGTCTGATCGGCAAGCCCGCTATGCTAAGGCTATGGCGGCGTTGGGTGGCAAGATTGAAGCAGTTGCGCCTGTGACCACTGCCGTTTCTGAGACCCTGCGGAAAGGCTCCAAGGGTGAGATGGTCAAAAAGCTGCAAGCTGCCCTTGGCATTGGCGCAGATGGTGACTTCGGCCAAGGCACAGAAAACGCCCTGAAGAAGTGGCAGGACCGAAACGGCCTTGTCGCAGACGGCGTGGCTGGCCCTAAGACATTGGCGAAGTTGCTCGCATGATGTAGTATGCGCGCAACAGGAGATTGCCATGCCTCTTATCCCGCTACAGCTTCCGCCCGGCGTTTACCGTAACGGCACCGACTTGCAGGCCGCAAGCCGCTGGCGTGATGCCTCACTGGTGCGCTGGACGGACGGCACGATGCAGCCCGTCGGCGGCTGGCTGACGCGCTCCACGATGACGAACCAGCCGTTGCGCGGGGCTGTGGCGTGGCGTGATCTTGATGGTGACCGATGGTATGCGGCAGGCACCTATGCTGGCCTGTTCGTCGGCAATGCGAGCAACACCATATACAACATCACGCCGACATCTTACACGGCTGGCGACAAGGATGCCTCCTTTAACGCGGGCTACGGCGGCGGTTTTTACGGCACGGCTGTCTACGGCATCCCGCGACCTGACATCGGAACCTACGATCCAGCGACCACTTGGTCCTTGGATAACTGGGGCGAATACCTTGTAGCCTGTAGCGACAGCGACGGTCGCCTTGTCGAGTGGCAGTTGAACACGGCGGCAGATGCCGTCGTTATCACAAACGCGCCCACGTCGTGCATCGGCTTGGTCGTGACCGAGGAGCGTTTTCTCTTTGCGCTCGGGGCTGGCGGCAATGGCCGCAAGGTTCAGTGGTGCGACCGCGAGGCCAACACGGTTTGGACGCCTTCCGCCACGAATGAGGCTGGCGACATCGAACTGCAAACCAGCGGCCAGATCATGCTGGGCATCCGCACGCGCGGGCAAACCCTGATCCTGACCGATCAGGACGCCCACACAGCAACCTATCAGGGGCCGCCCTTCGTCTACGGCTTTGAGCGTGTCGGATCTTCTTGCGGCGCTTCCTCGCGCCTGTGTGCGGCTGCCGTGGACGCTGGCATCTTCTGGATGGGGTCTCGCGGCTTTTTCGTCTACGCTGGCGGTGCCGTGCGCGAGGTTCCCTGCGAGGTTTCTGACTACGTTTTCTCTGACATCAACAACACGCAGCGGTCTAAAATCGCTGCTGTTGCGAACGCCAAGTATTCAGAGATTTGGTGGTTTTACGCGTCGGCCAGCGCCACCGAAAACGACAGATATGTCGTCTTCAACTACAAAGAAAACCATTGGTCCACTGGCATCCTCTCACGCACAAGCGGCATTGACGCGGGCGTCTTCAACACGCCGATCCTGATGGCTGCCAATGGCAAGGCGATCAATCACGAAATCGGCAACGTGATGGACGGCGTGGCACCTTACGCCGAAAGCGGCCCGATGCAACTTGGCGCTGGCGATAATGTGATGGCCGCCGTCGAGTTCATCCCCGACGAGCGGACGCAGGGTCAGGCCACGGTGACGTTCAAGACACGGTTTTACCCCAACGACACCGAGCGCAGCTATGGGCCTTACAACATGGGCAACCCCACGAACGTGCGGTTCTCTGGGCGTCAGATCGCCATGCGAGTGACAGGCGACATCAACACCAACTGGCGCTGGGGCGTGCCTCGCATTGATGCCGTACCGGGTGGCCGTCGATGAGATTTGGCGTCCCACCCGTCGGGAACGATCTAGGCACATGGGCCAATGACTTGCGGCGCTGGCTGGCCCGGTCATGGGACAACCTAACATTTAGGGACCCGGCGGCACCTGCCACGCAAAACGGCGTCCTGCTGTGGGATGCGGCTGGCGGGTATCCTGTCGTTTCGAAGGGCGACGAGTGGCGGCAGATCGTGCTGGCGGACGGCTATGCGATCTTCGCTCAGGATGCGTCGATCACGGCGGCGGCGGCCAACACGGCCTACGCGATTGAATTTGACGCGCCGTCGATTTCTGATGGCATTACGAAAAGCGGAACGAACCCGACCCGGATTGTGTTCTCTGAGGGCGGCCTGTATCGCGTTTCGTTTACAGCGCAGATCGCCTCGTCATCAGGTAGCACGCTGGAATTCAGGTTTTGGCCGCGCGTGAACGGCACAGACATAACGGGAAGCACGATGGTTGCCAGTTTGCACAATAATGGCGCGACTATCGTCGTATCGCGCGACTCAATTTTTGAGTTTGATGCGGGCGATTATCTAGAAGCTATGTGGGCCACGACAAGCACCAACGGCTCGCTGTTGGCGCACGCTGCGACTGCCTACGCGCCTGCGTCGCCCTCGGCTACAATGGCCATCAGCCGGGTGCAGGCATGACGCTCTTGGAGCATTGCCGCAAGTGGATTGAGGACGCCTTGGAATACAGCGGCGGCAGTCATGTTTTCGAGGATGTTGTGGACGGGATTACCAGTGGTCGTATGCAGCTTTGGCCCGCCGAAAGGGGGTGCGCTGTCACTGAGATTGTGGTATATCCTAAGAAACGTGTCCTGCACGTTTTCCTAGCCGGTGGTGAAATGGGGACGATCACAGATATGATCGACGCCGCAACTGAGTGGGGGAAGACACAGGGCTGCACTTCAATGACAATCGCTGGGCGACGTGGCTGGGAGCGAGTTCTTGCAAAGCACGGATACAAGCCTGTCATGACGGTTTTGGAGAGGAAGTTCGAATGAGCGGCGGCGGTAAAGGCGGATCGACGACAAGCACGGTAGAAGTCCCTGCTTTTCTTGAGAATGCAGCACAAAGCAATCTGGCCAAGGCAGACACGCTGTCGCGGATCGGCTACACGCCTTACTACGGCCCAGACGTAGCGGCCATGACGCCGATGCAGATGGCATCGATGCAAGGCACAAACGCAGCCGCCAGCGCGTTCGGCCTGCCTACCGCAGACCCGATGGCTGGGATGGGCCAGCCTTTGAGCTTCGGAGGCATTCCTGCATACTCATCTGGCGGCATGTATGACCAAGCATTGGCCGAATTGCAGCGCCGCCAACCCGGCCAGTATAACGCCCTTCGCGCTCCCTTCATTGATCCCGTGACCGGCGCACAGCCTGCGGCCCCGTTTGGCTTTGGCAGCACTGGTCCCGGCGTTCTG